ACTTAGCGTAGTCCTTGGGTACATCAGGGTGCCAACCACCAAGCAGTAGTTCGCAGTTTAATTTATATACTTCTTCCTTACGACTTATCTCTGTAAGATAAATTATAAGTCCACAAAATGCAATCCACATACAGATAAACCAACTAAAACGGCGCATCTTCTAACTCCACTTGTTTTACTTCTTCTTTAAAAAACTTCTTAGTCCAGCCGTACGCTTCAACAAAGTAATCAGCTTCTTCTTTACGCTTGACTATGCGTATTAGTTCTTCGTACTCGTTATATACTTTGTACATTAACAGTCTCCATAAGTATGTCCATAATTAGCTTCACAAGCGACGGGTAGCCCTACCGCCCAGTCTGGTGGTGTTGACATAACCTCGACAATCCATGCAAGCGCCTCTTCCGCATCATCTTTATGCACTACGCACACAGCCGCATCGTGTACCGTTAAGACAGGACGATAGCGCTCTGCCAGTTTAATCATTTGCTGACCTACGATAATCCTAGCTAACGCTTGAACCACATTCTCAACAACTGACCCGCCCCATATAGACACAAGACCTTTGCGTGATTTATAACAATACCCTCTGCTAAGTTCATCTGTATTCAGTTTGAGGTCAGGGTAACGAATATAAAGTCCGTTGGGTAACTGTAGCCCATCTTCATGTATCTTGACGCAGTTATGTTCCCCATAACTATGAGACTCAAACTCGGGTAGCCACTTACACATATTTTTAAGCGCAGTATCACCTTCTTTCCAAAGAGAAGTAATTTTGTCGTTGCTCTCTCTGTATAATTTAACTATTTCATCACACTTATCTTTAGTAAGGTCGGCCCCGGGAGGTTGTGTCTTTAACGTGTGTTGTAACTTTAATGCGCCAGTACCGTAGCCAAGTCCTAAGATACAGGTCTTACCCACGAACCTTTCAACAGGGTCTTTCTTAGTAATCTCTCGCTCATAAATCTTCGACGCAAACTCGGAGTAAACATCTCTCTTGTTAGCAAATGCTTGTACGAGGTCTTCCTGACCCGCCAACCACGCAAGAACCCTCGCCTCAATTTGCGATGAGTCACAGTTGATAATGACATGGTCGTCAGGTGCAATGACTGCATTCTTAAGCGTTTTCTTTTTCTTGTCCCTTGACGGCAAGTTTTGGAAATTAACCTTGTCGCTCCCTGCCCACCTACCCGTATGCGCCCCGTAGTATTTAAGGGGGATAGGTAGTCTGCCTTTGTTCCTTGCTCCAATGTCAATGAATCGTTCAATCCTACTCTCCTCAATCGTAGACTTTGTACCTAGTCGTACTGCACAAAGATGTTGAATAAACTCATCTTCATGCTCAGTCAATGCTATGAAACCTTCATCATTCTTAGCCAACGCAAAGGTGGGTTTGCCAGTAGTTACACTATCTTTCATTGGCACTTCCACTCCTAGTTCTTTTAATAATTCGGCAAATTGTTTATTGCTTGCTAGTCTTTTACGCACGGCTTCTTCAGTATCGCAATTTAGTTTCTCTTTGAGCGTACTAAGTAGAGTTAACTTATCGTGCCGTAGTTCTTCTATTCGGTCTGTCAGCAAAGCATCATCTACCTCAAGGACAGGTTGAATGAACATTCGTAGAGTTAAATCAATCAGGGATAATTCATCTTGCGGAAACACGCTAGACAACACTTTGTAGAGCTTAAAAGTTAGCTCCACATCATTCTTGCAGTATTCACCGTAGGCAGTGAGTTCGGCAGTAGTGAAACCAGTTATTTGTTTACCTTCAGCTTGAACAACCTCTGTGCCTTTTACGCCTAACTTGTAACGCTCAGATAGGTACGCTAAAGAGCCACCCACATCAACACCGTTGGTAGCCCGCCCCATACATAATGTGTCTAGATAGAACTTAGGTTTAATACCAAACTTCCACGCAAGGATTGAACCATCAAATAAAGTATTATGGCAAAGAAGCTGGGAATCATCCCACGGAAGCGTGGAAAGGTATTTCTGAATGTCGATGTGCGAACCACTAAACCACTCAGTCTTGCCATCGTTCACCTTCGTGCCTACCCCAATCACCTCAAAGCGTTTGTCACGGATATACTCTTCCGTAGTTTGGTGCTTGAATCCTAACTTGATTTTTGAATCGTAGTAGGTTTCAAAGTCTATAGTAATTAAATTCATACCCTATACCTTAGAACTCGAACGCATAGCGCCCTGTGTTCCTTGCATTCTAAGTTTTACTTTATAACGGTGTTCTTCCTCAGTTTCTTCTTCTTCGGGTGGCACTAGGGTTTGCAATACCCTCTGCGCAAACTCTTCTCTTCGCAATTGTTTTAGTCTATCAAATATCATGCCTTTCTCTGCCTCGCTCATGACATCTCTATAAAAATCGGAAAAGATGAATCTCCACTTTTCATTGCCATTATAAAATTCTTCGGGATGAGAATCCATTCTTGATAATATTACTTCTATGTTCATTGGTTGCATTTTAAAATCCTTAAATAACGTGGTGTATAGTGACAAAAAAGGGGAGTGCCGAAGCAACTCCCCAAACCAAAGCCTTATTTTAAATTGTTAATAGCACGATTGAGATACCATTGCGCCTTCTGTAGATTCTCTAGCTTATCGCCTTTGTGGTCTGCCCTAGCAATATACTTAATGACATTACCTAGGTGATAGCTAAGACTCTTTGCCTCGATGAAATCAATGACTTCGATCCCGCCTGTCTTGTAATGTGGAGGGTGGTTGACGTTGTCTCTCAATTCTTTTACAAACTGAACTTGTCCATTGTGGGCAATCTCTGTAAGGGGCATCTCATTTAGCGTTCCACGGGAGGGTGCAATGCTATCTAACCCTTTCTCAATCTCATCAACTACTTCTTCTACTGAGATTTGAATAGCCTTAGCCTTGCTCATTAATACATAAGCATACGACATTGCACATTTAAACTTCTTAGCTATCTCCCTACCTGTAGCGTTTGGGTAGTCGTGTAAATAATTTGCTACTAATAATACCTTACTGTCTTTCTTCATTTTACTTCTCCTGTTTGTGATACTTCCGTTTAACTGCAATAATACCCACATCGGGTTCTTCATACTTGCGAGCATCGAGCATATCGTCAGCGAACTCGTAGCACTCCTCTGCACTAGCCCCTGTTACTGCTCTAAACATCGCAAAACAATCTCTTAGGTCATTCTCATTCATCAAACAACTCCTTCATTGTAGAATCTAAATTATTTTCATCAACTACTCGGGCTATACCACCACCCTCTCGTATCCGTCTCATATGCTCAGCTTGTAAAGCCGTTGGCTTATTGCCGTTAGCTTTACACTCTATCGCTATAAACTTTCCTCCATGACAAATCAGAATGTCAGGTACACCACTAGCGCCATACCCAGCAGTAAATGGCATCGTGTAATAGATTCCTCTATCAACCAACATCTTTTTTATCGTGGCTTTCACCTTGCCCTCGGGTGTCATTACTCTCCTCTCATATGCATTAATGTTTCAGCAGTTAGTATCACTACAAAATATGTTTCTGATGCTCTCCACCCAATCTCCCTCATTGCTTCGTTATCAGGAGTCTGATATATACTTAGCATACTAAGGTCTACATCATTCGATACGGCTTGATAATCAGATGCAAGTATCATTGCCATTTTAGTTTTCACTTCGTCAGGTAGAGTATCTTCGTCGTACACTCGGGTAAATTTATCTGCCACAAATATCCTGTAAGAATTATCTACCCGATGCAAAGGAACACGAAACATACCCATGTTGTATTGAGATACTATAGGACTTAACTCTGTGAGCATGGTGTCAGTAACCATAACATATTAAAGTCAGATACATAATCTGATAAATTTATAACGTCAAGACTCTCGTTGTATCCATCCGTCTGTGGAATGTAATTTCCGTAAAAGGTTTTACCTTCGTGCGCAACTTTGTTCATCACTAGTATGGGAGATAAATCTTTGTACTTATCATGGTCAAATTCCTTTACACGCTCAAAAGGTTTTACAACTTGGTAAACATATTTCTCAGGTGTAGGCACGCTAGGTTTAACTCGCTTTACTGAGCCTACAATTAAATCATTGAACATATCTGTACCCACGCAATAAAATTCATTATCAAAGAATCTTTCTGTATCTTTATTCTTAATATCTAATATTCTATCTGCTTCATTATATTTGTCAAGTGTATTTTTACATATTTCTAAAATATCTAGATTAGTGTTTCCCCCTATTGCAAATTTTAATAATTCGTGAACTTGTTGTGCGCTTAAAACTCTTTCTTTATTATCAACACCGTGACTGTCTCGTAGATAGCTTATACCCCTTTTCCACTCATGCGCCTGACGTCGCATAACTGAGTCCATATTAGGAATTATCCTTCCACGCTTTAGTGTAGTCATAAGTGACGCTACCTTTGCACTAAAGAATGTTTCTTTATCAGAGTTACTTCTGCCCCTATCCTTTCTATGATACGGTGAACGATAGTAATAGATTGTTTTAGTGGCATTTGTATATGGTTCTGTTTCTATCTCAGTCCAAACTTTGCAGACAGAAAATCCGTTAGGGTAACACAGATGAAAAGTCTGCGATTCATTTGTACTGCGTCGAAATACTTTTAAGCCAAACTTGAAACACATTTCTATAACCAACTTCTTAGTACTCTCGTTGGCATTTAATGCGTCTACTAATTCGGGGGTATGATACCCCTCGAGAATCATCTTCTCAATCATTTCACTTCTCCTTGGTTGGTTAAATTAATACTGTTGTAATTCGTTACCTTGTAAGTCTACTAACTTTATACCCCATTCGCTAGGTGGGTAATAGCGCCCAGCAGTATATTCTATTTCTTTCATTACTGACTTGTTTTCCCGATACAATTCCTTGTTCAGTTTCCTCTTCAAGTTATTAAAAAGGTTATCAAGCTGGTCATTGTAGTGTTTCATACCAGCTTCGTGATACATTCTAACTCTGCGATAGAACTCGCCTACGTTATGAGCCATGGCAAATAGTAATCCACAGTCCAGTGGAGTGTTATTCTTCTCTCTGTGGGCTGTAGCAAGGAATTTCTTTTCTAATTCGGGCGATAAGTAATATGTTTTTAAATCTGCGCCATTCTCTAGGGCTACCTCGACACCAGTTTCTAACAGACTCTTAGTATCCATCGCTTGCATCATAACCTCGCACACCTTGTAGAAGTCTGCGTATCCACTAAGAAACTCATTACCCTTCTTACGGTCTACTCGATACCCAAACAACTTGTATTGCGAACTTTCATGTACTTCCCATGTATCGCAGTCTACTCGCAGTCCTCGGAAGATAGGATGCATGATGCCACCTTGGTCATTCCAATGCTCCCTAAATATCATTCCACCCTGCCGTGAGTTAGTAGATAGTACGCCCACAGACCAAGATGACATAATCATATTTTCGCCTTGTCCATAGCTTTTCTTTGCGGTGAACTCAAAAGTATTATCTTGTCGCACTATGCCTAACTCTTTTGGTGCAGTTGAGTATTTACTATATCTATCAGGTGAGTTATCGTCTACCCAAGTATGTTCACGATAGTAACTATTAGTTTTAAAATTAGCTAGATACTCTTCCTTAGAAACAGATTCGGTGTCGTATTCAAATCCGTAAAAGATACGATATATCTTCTCGCCATCTAACTCGTCTATAGTAAATACTTTTGTGTTATGAGTTCTTTTACTGATAGGATACCTAGGTGGGTTACTAGCTCTGTAAGGTTTAATAATATCTGCTATGTGATTCAGTCTTGCCGTGTTTAATGCTTTCATTGTATTTCCTCCCAATAGGTTAATGGAACTTCTCTTGCTATCTTTATTGCAGTCATCGGACACTCGGCACTAAACACAATCCGATACTGCTTGCCATCGAATGTGTTTCGCACTTCATGTAATACTTGCTTTGCGTTATCGTCTTGTTGAATACATCTAGCTATCATTCCAACACCTCCTTGATTAGTTTTTTAATTGCTTGTTCTAACTTACGCTTGGCTAATCTTTTAGCCAACGGCTTACCCCCACGATTACAACAACATCTACAGTTAATACCACCTGTGCCTACATCTGAGAATCTTTTATATATACTTTTCATCTACTTCTCCTTAGTCGTTGTTAAATATAACTTTCTTACCTGACGGAACTTCTAATGCATGATTCTGGGTAATCATCCACAGGGTTGGTGGAATGATATTCCATTGGATGTTACCTTCTACATAACCATCAGTGAACACAAGAACACACTCAGCATTAATACGTTCCTTATTAATATACTTGCTGACGCAACCCACATGAGTACCCCCACCACCTAACGGCTTGAGCAATGAAGCTATGTCCTGATAGTTACCTTTGAAGACTTGCTCGCCATGAACTTGCGTATCCCACCACAAAACTCGTACCACCTCGGGAGAACACAAATCGCAAATAGATGCCAATTCTGTCGCAAACTCGGTAAGTTCCTTACCTCCAATAGAGCCTGACGTATCTATCGCCACAACTACCTCGCCAATAGTCTCGTTCTCCATGCTTGGTAAATACAAGTCATTAGCCAACTGACGCTTGTTCAGCTTGCGCCAAGTAAACTCATCCTTACCTTTCACAGTAGATGAAACAAAGTCTCGCAACACCTCTCGCCAATCTATCTTCGGTTCAAGTAACTCGGTGATATGTCTTGGTACTTTTGCGCCCATTCTTCCAGCTAACATTCCACCCTCTCGTAGAGCCTTATCTATCTTATCGCTCAACTCCTTGGCATCTTCGTGGGATAACTCACTCGTACCTGACGTATCATGCTCGTCGCAGTCTTTCAACTTATACTTCTTACCATTGATAGTCACGGACGGTTCGCCATCTTCATCCATCTCGATATCACCTACACCTGAGCCGTCACCCTTGTCCTTGCCATTACCTTTACCCTTACCTTTGCAATGCTTCTTTAGATAGTTAAACACCTCACGCATAGACCAATTGTGGAATTGCTCATCATATAAAGCACCGTCAGGTAACAACACGATTGGTTCTTTCGTGCTTGGTATCGTTCCAGTAATGTTCTTGATGATGTCATTCACAACAAAGTCGGCAGACATATTTGCCAACATCGCTGACTCTTCCCACATATCTTTACCCCTTGGCAACTGCTTGAGTGCCACATGAAGATTCTCATGGAGGATAAGACCACGCAACTTCGGTTCCTCCTTGATACCTTCGATGTATGGTTTAGAATACCTCTTGTTGACACCATCGGTGTAAGCCGTGAACTTCTTATCAATCACTTCGCTCACACCCATCAACATCACACCCGAGTACAGCGCAGTCTCGGGATGTTTCATCAAGGCGACATGACCTTTCTTCAAACGTGTTTCTTGCTTATTAATTAACATAACTTCTCCTTATTTAAGATTCCACTAGACCGTGGAGGTTAGAACAACTCGTGATTGTTTCTTGCCCAATCAGTAATCTGTGCATTGTTCCTAGCCAACTTGATTGACTTCGGAGTGCGCATCATCATGGTAAAGAATACTGCTTGAACTTCTGAACTTGGAATACGACCAAGGAACTCCATGAACTTAGTCAACTCGTCTTGCGTCTCTAATGTATCTACTGCTTGAAAGATAATCATTAACTGCGCTGATATATCGTTTGGTACTGCTACAGTCTTAGGATTCTTAATGATATCTTTAACATCAGTAAGAGATTTCTCCAACGATAGAAAGGCTGACATATCTCCGGCGGCTGACGCACCGATAGTACCAGCTAGAGCAACCATCAATGAGTTCTCAGTCATGAGGTCTCGGTTCTTGACGATAGCCTTGTCTGCTTTGGCTAACGAACGAGGAGACACAAACGAAAGACTTGTCATCTGTGGTTTAAAGATGTACGGATTATCTTCTTGATTGCCATCGGTGTAACTTGCGAGACAACGAGGGAACATGGACACGAAAGCCCTAGTAACCCTAGAGATACCATTAGCTGATGCCCACTCTAGCCAATCGTTCGGGCTTGGTTTTGCCATGCGCATGAGACACACACGATTACCAGCGTGAGCCAACATCGTATCGCCCACCCCATCCGACGCATTGTTCGACGTACCGAAAACTATGCTTCCACTTGGTAGTGGTACGTCACCTACCATTCGCTCCAACATCAGACGGGTAAAGATTACTTGCAACAACTTCGGAGACTTCATGAACTCGTCGAGTAAGATAATCTTAGGCTTTGGTGAGTCTAGCTTGAACAACGAGGACACATAATACTCCAACTGCTTACTCGCATGGTTCGGAATGGTCATACCGATGTCAGACATATCCTTGACTGGACAGTCTACATAGATGTAGTCATACTTGTCGCCATGGTCTTGCTCCATCATAGCTAAGAGCGTGGTCTTACCACAACCGGGTTCACTCTGTATGATTGGCGTCAATTCTGTACCTATTAGGGGAATCAACCCACGCAACTCTTTGATAGATACTGTGCTTACAAAATTCAATTTACTCATTTTAATTCTCCTTGGTTTAACTACATTAATGGTTTAACTACACACAACTAAATGAAGTGAACTTACTCAGGATGTCATCCACACCATCCTTCACCTCATGACGAACTGCATCTGAATCTCGGATATCTTCTGAAGTCACACCCTCTAGCACAGTCTCTAGCGATGCCCTTGCTAACTCTAATCCTGAATCATTACTAGGATTGAATCCTTTGTAGGTCTCGACATATTCCTTAGCCTTTTGGATTGTGCCTTCATAAATCTTGCGCTTCTTACTGACTACTTCGCCACTAGGCTTCTCAACTTCGTCGTAACCACAACAATGGCTGATGCTATTCATTACCTCGATTAGTCTCTCCGCTTGCTCTTCGTGAATAGACTTGATGATGCTTTGCGCTTGATTACTCAATGTATTAAAAAGGTCATCAGCGATGTCTTGCGCTATGCTACAGCGAAAGTCATTCATGGGAACTTCCGATACATATAACTGCAACCCGAACTTGGAACGAACTACATCCTTGTGGGGATAATCAGCACGGTTAAACATTGTGCCTTGTTTGAAAGCCATATCCGACACTATCGAATCGTACTCGGTTATTAATGCATCCACTAAGGTGTGGAACTCTGTTTCGTGGAACGCATACTCTTGCTTGAACTTCGGAACATCAACCGATGGCAACAAATTCTGCGACTGATTCCAACGATAAGTCCGACGCTGAAGCCAGTTATAGATGGTTTGTCGATAATTGACCACGGCTTTATGCTTGGAATGATTAGCCAATAAATTCTT